AGTTTGTAGACGGTCAAAAGAAAGTTGCCGATTCATTAAGTAAGACTAAGAAAGGTACAGAAGATGTTCTTGGTGCTCAAAACAAACAGATTGACGCATATAAGAAATTACTCAACTTAGAACAAACTCGTGCTAAATATATTTCACAAGGATTTGGTAAAACTGACGCTACTCGTATCTCTAGGATGGAAATTAGTGGTGCAGATTCTACAACATTAAACAATTATAAAAGAGCGATTGAAGAGACTAATAAAGCTGCTCAAGCCCTTAGACCTTCTTTTGAGAAAGTAACTGAAAGTCATAATAAGTTCTTAGATCAAGTTAAGGGTATTGCTATCTATGCTGCTCTATCTGCTGCTATCTATGGTGTTATGACAGCTATGACTAACTTAGCTGTTGCTACAGTTAAAATGGCAGATGAATACACTTCTATTCAAAACCGTATGAAGTTGTATATCACAGATGCTAAAGAGTTAGGTAAGGTTAATAGTCAACTTGCTCAATTCTCTATGGAGAACAACGTAGGGTTAAGAGAAACAGCTACACTATTCTCTCGTCTTGCACCGTCTATGCAGAAGCTTGGAGCTAACACAGCAGCTATTACAACAGTTGTAGATGCTTTTGGTAAGTCTATGCGTATTGGTGGAGCTACAGCAATGGAAGCTGCATCAGCTACTATTCAGTTCTCTCAAGCAATGGCATCAGGTAAACTAGCTGGTGATGAATTTAGGTCTATCTCAGAAGCATCTCCTCGCTTCCTTAAAGCAATTGCTGAAGGTAGTGGTATTGCTGCGGATAAACTAAAAGAGATGTCTGCTGCTGGTATGCTAACTACACAAGTTATCTCTAAAGCATTGTTAAAAGAATACCCTAAACTGATTGAAGAAAACAAGAAGTTGGGTGTAACAATGGAGCAGGGAGCTAATGCTATTAAGACAGGTTTCTTAGTTGCTATTGGTGAGTTTAACGAAGGTGCAGGTATTACTAAAGCTCTTGGTGAAGCTATGCTAGACTTAGCTCAAGGGATGCTTACAGGTGCTCAAAATGCTAGACAATTTGGTAAGGATGTAAATGATTGGTTCTCAGCTAATGCAGGCACTATCAATACCGTTGTAGATGCTTTTAAACTTCTTGCTACTGTTATTGCTACTCGATATGTAGCTTCTCTTGTTTTAGCTACTGCTGCTAGTGTAAAACTTACTTACCAAACATCAGCTATGGCTGCTGCAACAACTGCTTCAATGAGAGCTTTTGTTTTAGGTGCTACTGCTGCTACTGCTTTCGGTAGAGCTGCACAAACAGCTTTCGCTTTCATGGGTGGTTGGGCAGGTATTGCTCTAACTATTGCAGGTGTAGCAACTTCATACTTATTGTTAAGAGATAATGCTGCGGAAGCAAGTAAGAAATTAGTTGAATCTAGCGAATATGCAGATATGACTACTAACTCTTTCAAACAACTTAATGCAGAGCAACAGAAGAATGCTAGAGCTTCGTTAATCAAGTCTATGTCAGATGTAAATGAAAAGTTAGATGAGCAAGCAAACACGGTAAATCGTGTACTTCTCAGCTACGTGCAATTACGTCAAATGCAAGGTAAGATGAACAACAAGCAGTTGGATGATGTAATCAATAAAACCACTAAAGGTTTGATGGATTATGATACAGCTTACCGTAAACTCTTAGAGTTAGGTGCGCCTACAGATGTTGTTGAGGAGTTTAAGAAACAGAAAGATGTTTACAACGAAACAGCTAAGTCTGCAAAAACTCTTGAAACATCAGCTAATGCTGCGGGTGCAGGTGTTAAGCTTGCAGGTAATGAAGCACAAAATGCTACCCCTGCTATCAATGGTCTTAAAGATAAGACTAAGCAATTAGGTGAAGAAGCTATCATTACTGGTAGTAAGTAAGATGGCAGAGGATTTCAAGAAGGCTATTAGTGACAGTAAAGACACCTTAAACATCATGCAAAAGTTTGATTTAGATGAAGCTTCTGCTCGTAAGGTAGTTAAAAGTGTTAGTGATACATTTGACCCATTGGAACAAAAAGCTACTGATTTAACAAGTAAGGTTAAGGTTCTTAATAAGCAACTTAGCGGTATGGATAAAGCTTCTCCTCAAGCTAAGGTGCTACAAGGATACTTAGATAAGGCGAAAGAATCTTTGGCAGTGACACAAGCACAAATTAAATTAGGTAAGGATAGTCAAGCTGCAAGCTTAGTCCCTTATGCTAAGATGGCTAAAGCTGAGGAAGATAGAATCTCTGCTTTAACAGCTTCTCGTAAAGATGAAGATAAATCATCAGACAAGTTGTTGAAGAAGCGTGAAGAAGTGCTGTCGGGTTATGAAGACCAAGTAAACTATGTTCAACGTATCCAACAATTACTTTCTCAAGGTGTAGATTTTGAAGTTGCTAAAGTTGCTGCAACTAAAGATTACTATGAGAATATTACAGGCACTATGCTTGCTCAAGAAGTTATCTTAGCTCAACAAACTCAAAAACGTCTTGAATACCTTGCTACGCTATCGGAAGAAGAGGATATTCAAACTAGAGCCATTCAACTACAAGCGAAAGGAGCGTCTTATGCTCAATCTCGTGCTTTAGCTGAAGCAGGGTTTAGAGAAGATGCTGATGGTTTACTAACTCTACAAAAGCTTATGACGAATGAGTTGTATGCACAGCACTACTCTTTAGATGATCAACTATCTTGGTACACAAGTATCAATAAGATGCTGAAAGATGGTATTGGTTTAGAGGAAGCAACTACACGAGCTACGTTCTCTCGTTTAGAAGCTACGAAGAAAGGTTTATCTGATTCTGAAAAGTCTTTGATGAAGCTTATGATTGCTCAACAGAAGAATTTAAAAGATAAAGAAACTGAAAGACAAGTGACTTTAACTTTAACGAATGCTGAAAAGCAACGTGTAGCTTATGTCAATGCTCAAGCAGGTGGTTATGCTAACCTGATTAAGAATATGGCAATCGCTAACAAAATAGCTAGTGACCCTACTCTATCTCCTTCACAAGCTAAAAAGCTAGTTGAAGCAGAAGAATTGACTAACTACGAAAAAGAGTTAGCAGAGCTTAAACGTCAAACTTACATTGCTACGTTGAATGAAAGTGACGCTGTTAAGACTTTAGTTGGTAACTACTCAACAATGGATTCTGTTCAGATTGGTGTGTTAGCTAATCAGCAACGATTGTTAGAAATTGCTAAAGAGTTATCAGAAGAAGCTGAAAAGCAAAAGAACCCTTTAGGTGATTTTAGTAATGTTGATTTCTCTGTGTTTGGTGATTTTGGTAATCCTTTCCAATCTGCTTTAGATGGTATGAATGAGTTAATTCGTACTACTATGTCGGGTGGAGAGCAAATCAAGAAACTGAACGAAGAAATTGATGCTGCTAAGTTGAAAGGTTTGGATACCACTCAACAAGAGTTTGACCTAAATCTTGAGATGCAGAAACAAACTAAGGATAAGAAACAAGCAACGGATAAAGCTGTTTCATCTGCACTATCTCTTACTAAATCTTTATTCAAAGAGGAAAGTAAAGGTTATAAAGTTGTTAGTGGTTTAGAGAAAGCTTACCAAGCTAGTAAGATTGCTTTTGCTCTTTGGGAAAAGAAAGACACCATTAAAACTTTAGCTATTAAGGTTGCAGGTTATGCGAAGGACATGATTACTTTCATAGGTGGTGTTACTTCTAAGATTGCTGCTCAAATGGGTTTAAACGTAGTTCAGGCTCAAGGTGCTGTAGCTTCTGCTGCTCAAGCTCCACCTCCTGTTGGTTTTGCTAGTGCTGCTGCAATGATAGCTTTGATGGCAGGTCTTGGTATTGCTATTAGTAGTGGTGGTAGTAGCGGTGGTGAGTACGTTGATACATCAAATCAAGGTACAGGTACAGTGTTTGGTGATTCAGAAGCTCAATCAGCTAGTATTGCTAACTCGATTGACTTGTTATCTGAAAACAGTGACTTAATGCTTCCTCTTACTTCAGCTATGTTACGTTCTTTGAAAAACATTGAAAGTAGTATTGGTGGTGTTACTAACTTAATCTTACGTGGTGATTTAGGTGGTGATTTCTCAAACTTAGAGTTTGATGCAAAGTTAACAGGCATAGCTGGTACTGCTAATAAAATATATACTGGCATTTCTACAACAATGATGAACGTGCTTACACTCGGTTTAGACAAAATACTGTTAGGTGGAGCACTTGGTAATCTTGTTGGGGGTGTTTATTCAACCGTATTAGGTGGTTTGTTTGGTAAAACTACTCAGAAGGTTGTGGCGAGTGGTTTGTATGCTGGTAGTCAAACACTAGGTAGTATCTTAGAAAACGGTATGAGTCTTAGTCAGTATGCTGATGTTAAAACAACTAAGAAATCTTGGTTCGGCAGTAGCTCAAAGACAAAGACTAAATACAGTTCTGTAGATGATGAAATCAAACAGCAGTTCACCTTAATCTTCAAAGGTTTCTACGATTCGATCTTATCTGCTACTGATATTCTTGGTGCTGATTTGAGTGTAGTTCAAACCAACCTTGAGAATGCTGTAGTTTCTATTGGTAAGATTAACCTTAAAGGTCTTAACGGTGAGCAAATCCAAGAGAAGTTAGAAGCTGTATTTGGTGCTGCTGCTGATAGTCTTGCTAAACAAGCTTTTGGTGGTTTAGAAGATTTCCAATCTGTAGGTGAAGGTTACTATGAAACTCTAGTGAAAGTTGCCTCTGCTGTTGAGGAAGCTGCTTACTACACTGATAGATTGAATGTAACTGCAATCAACTACACAAACATTATCAACAAACAAGCTGATGACCTTGCTACTGAAATCATTAGACAATCGTACTTAACTAAGGTAGGTATTTCAACTATCAAAGGTGGTATGACTGACCTTGTAAATACTTTCGATGGTAGTGCTGAAGAAATAACAGACTTCATTAACACCTTAGAAGATTTACAAGATCAACTGTTTATGACAGGTAAGAGTGGTGATTATCTTACTTCTTCTATGATTCTTGGTGCAGGTGGTTTAGATAGTTTAGCTAGTGGTTTAGATGCTTACTTTGAGATGTTATCTCCTGCTGAACAAGCTGCTGAGTTGACACGTAGATTGACAAATGAGTTTGCTATCTTTGGTAAGGAATTACCTGCTGATGTAAAAGCATTTAGAAACCTAGTAAGTAGTATTGATATTACTACGGAAGCAGGTCAAAAGCTTTATGGTCAAATCATTGCATTAGCTCCTGAGTTTAATGATCTTCAAGAC